CTCTAAGGCAGATCGTGAAGACTTTTTTGAAGTGTATGAACTTGCTGCGAGAAAATTAAGAGAAGCTTGTAGCGACGAAGACTAAACATAAACAAACTATTGAATCTATGATTAAAAAACTGATACAACGCCTATTCGCGTTTAAAGACGAGAGGACACCGACCTATGGCTGGGAGATCTTCGCTATGGATGATCGTGTTAACCTCTCTCGTCGCGTGATTGAAGCGCAACGCAAACAGATGCAACAACTGCCATGACAATCGCTGAAGCCATCACTCACTCTGTGACTACCATTTGCGTCACTGCAACGGTCATCGTTTTTATCAACAGACTCTTCAAGCTGTTCTAACCATGCTGCTCACGATTCTAGTCAGTGCTCTTTTAGCAACTCTTGCTGTAGCCTATATCGTTTGGGTTGCTGTAAAAGACGAAGATTTTTGGTACTAACATAAAACACACAAAATTATGGGACTCGACATGTTTATATTTAAAACCAAGAAGACCGATCATTCGGCACGACAGCTCAGTGAGCTCAACAGGAGAGCGGACTCTAGCGATCCTGAGTTTGCAGAGTTTTTGCCGCTCAATAAGCCATATCCTGAAAGCGCTCCTGACTATGTGTCGATTTTTAAAGAGGTTGCATATTGGAGAAAGTTTAATGCTCTGCATCAGTGGTTTGTCACAAACGTTCAGCTTGGCATTGATGACTGCGGTCTCTATGAAGTCACACGTGATGAGTTGAAAGAATGCTTGGCGCTGTTGCAAGAGACGCATGCCTCAGGCAAATCGGATGCCCTGCCTCCAACTCAAGGCTTTTTCTGGGGCTCTACTGAAGTCGATGAAAGCTATTGGAGAATGATAAAGAGTTCTATTGATATGGTCTATGGACTCATTGAATATACGGACTGGAACAAAGAGCGTCTCTTCTATCAGGCATCTTGGTAATATGAAACTCACACTGCAACAACTAACTCGGCTGCTTGACGAATATCGAGCTCTTGACGAGGCATGCGCTGCGGCGAGAGCAGCAGGCTGTCTTGAAATTGAAGGACCGCTACAAAATTCTATCTGGTCTACACTTGAAACTGTCATCAGCTTTTTCGATCCGAATGGGTGGATTATGTGGTATATTCTCGAAAACGAATATGGTGCCAAAGGCTATGATGCTGGCTATAAAGGAGACATGCGACCAATTCGGTCTCCTGAAGACCTGCTTCGAGTGATGTATGGCGGAGCAGAATGTGAAACTGAACATTTAAAAAAGGCCTTACAAGACGCTCATTGTCGTGTGCGAGACCTTGAAATGCAGTTAGACACTGCAAGAATACGACACTAATATGCATATAGAATACACACGAGTAGAGGACAATATAATTCAATACAAATACACCGATGATGACGATCGTGTATATGGTGTAGGAGACACGATTGTTCGCGGCAAGATTGCAGACACAATCGTTATCGACATGGAAACATATGACGAGATTGAAGACAGTGAACTCTTCAAGAGAATTGTCACTGCACGGAGCGTCTATGCGCATGACAACTATATTGTCGAAGAAGCACTTCGCTCAATCTCTTAAAAAAGCATTTACATTTGCTTTAAAAGATGTATAATAAGATCATGACACAATATAGCTTGCCAACCATTGAAGAAGTGCTCACACTTTTACGTGAGCGCGTGATGCTCGTCACCTTTAAAAAAGTCAACGGAGAGTATCGAGATTTAAAAGGAACCTTGCGTGCAGACCTATTGCCATCAGCGGTAAAAGAAAACATCGCAACAGACAAAGTCAGCGATGCGGTTCGAGTCTATGACCTTGAAAACTCTGGATGGAGAAGTTTTAAATATAGCAGCCTAATTTCAATACACGAAACAAATGAGTAATGCATTTAAAGCCGGACGCGTAATTGCCCCTGACGCAAAATGGACCGGAGATGAACCAGAATGGGCAGGATGGGAAACTTGGCCGATCGAAAAATTTTATAAGACCCGAGCCCGAGCTCTTAATTTCTATAACTATTATCTAGACAGCGCATCAATGAAGCCACTCGTGCTTGATTGGATGAAAGCAAATGGTTATAGTAAAGTTGAAGTTTCTGCAATTAAAGATGCTCATCCAAATGTGCTGCCTAGTACTGTTGGAAAGCTTGTGAGGTGTATGATGAGAGGCATGCCGAGCATTCACCCTCGCGCAACAGAATATTTTGAGACTCTGCCTTTTCATGATGAGCCACCAATTCCAAAGGATGACGCCGACGTCGTTCGCGGCGAGTTGCACAAAGCGCTAGCGCTGCTAAATACTTCTTTTGGTGAAGAGACTAATGACCCACAAAAGGTCAAAGCTCCTATGCCAAGCCCACTTGACCGCATACGTGAGCGTGTGCACAAAGAAATTGTTTCACAACTTGAAGAGACTGTTGATCAATGGGCACAGACGCGCTCTGGAAATGCGTCATTTAACATGTCTGCAACTCTAAGGGACTCAAAGATTCCTGCTCAGGGTTGTAAGACCATACTCGATTGGTTGGAAAAAAACTATGAAGAGTATAACGGAGCGCTTCAGCGCACAGACGAACAACTCGTTGAAGGCTATGCATACTTTCCAAAACCAGAACTTCGTAAGATTGTAAAGTCACTTGAAAGCATGATCTCTGACGTTCGTAATCATGCAAAGATTAAAAATTCTAATCGCAAGCCTCGTGCAAAGAAGGTCAAAGACGCGAGTAAACAGGTCTCTCGATTGAAATATCAACAGCACTCTGCTGACTGGAGTCTTGACTCAGTGTCTCCAACGCGTATTCCAACTTCACAACTGCTCTGCACATTCAATACAAAGACTCGAAGCTTGAGTGTCTATTTTGCATCTGGTGCTGCTGGATTTGAGGTCAAAGGCACTTCAGTAAAAGGATTTGATGAGTCACGAAGTTTTTGTACAACTCTACGAAAACCCAAAGAGACTCTAAATGCTGTTTTGAGTTCAACTCCTAAACAACTGCTTAAAGCTCTCGACTCTATAAAAACCAAAAAGAAAAAACCAAATGGTCGCATAAATGAATGCACAGTAATTGTAAAAGTAAGTGAACAAAAATTATAATATGTCTGAAAAAGAATTACCAGTAAAAGTATTAACAAAACAAGAATTTGCCCTGCAGGTTGAAAGCCGAGTTCGATCGCTGAGCATGGGCTATCTAGAAGCAATCATTGACTATTGTGACAGCATTGGAGTTGAGCCTGATGAAGTGTCAAAACTCATTGTAGGCAGTCTAAAAGAAAAACTTGAAGCCGAGGCAATGAGAAACAACCTCCTGCCCCGGTCATCTGGAGTCCTGTTTTAAATATGGTTCTCAGCACTAGAGTGAATGGCTATGATGCGTGGTCAATTTACATGGCCATAAAATTGCATTTTAGTGAAGGCTCCTATGATGCCTTTAAATTTAACTTTAAGGGGCCGCGATTAAAGGAAAGTACATTTGTTGGCAGACGAGACCGCTATTTTTTTGAAAAGCTGGCTAAAAAATATCAGAAGCGTGAAGACGTCATACGATACTTCTTGTCAAACACACTCGCTGGAAATACATGGATTGGCACAATGACTGACGAAGTCCTGACACAATGGACTGGTAAAATGCAAGCACTCTCCTATATGTTTAAATCTGAGTTGGCGTCTTTGCGAGATGTTTGTAAAGGAGAGTTTGACGAATTATTTAAAGTACAAGGCGGGCAATGCGCCTTGTATGAGGCCTATCATCGAGGTGAGGCTTCACTAGAGACCTTAACAATACTTGATGTCTTGTGCAACTACACAAAGAATATAAGTAAAAATAACTCTGATCCACTTGGAACGCTGCAAGGCGTCACCACACAAATCAGACAATACAAACCATTTATAGTGCAACACATGGGAGATGTGACATCGTTTCGAGAAACTGTAATAAAAACATTTACATCCTCTTGAAAACGTGTTATATTACACATGTAGCGTTATAACACAAAACAATACAACAACATACACTGCAATACAAAACTATGTCATTCGACAAACTAAAACAAAATCGGGCAGCAAGCATCAATAAACTTGTTGAAGCTGCGGAAAAATTAAGTACACCAAAAGCCTCTTATGGAGACGATCGTATCTGGAGTCCAGTTGTGGACAAAGCTGGAAATGGCTATGCTGTCATTCGTTTCTTGCCAGCAAAGGATGGAGAAGACTTGCCATGGGTACGTTTTTGGGATCACGGCTTCAAGGGACCGACTGGACGTTGGTATATTGAAAACTCTCTTACGAGTATCGGCCAAACTGACCCAGTCGCTGAAATTAACAGCGTGCTCTGGAACAGTGGCAATGAGAAAGACAAGGAGATTGCCCGTGAGCGCAAACGTCGCTTGCACTATGTGAGTAATATCCTAGTGATTAGCGATCCAGCAAATCCAGACAATGAAGGCAAAGTTTTCTTGTACAAATACGGCAAGAAAATCTTTGACAAGATTATGGATATTATGCAGCCGCAGTTTCAAGATGAGACTCCTGTAAATCCATTTGACTTTTGGACTGGCGCAAACTTTAAGCTTAAGATTCGCAACTTTGAAGGCTATCGTAACTATGACAAGTCTGAATTTGAAAGCGCGTCTGAGCTTTTTGGAGGAGACGAAGCCAAACTCGAAAAGACATACAATTCATTGTATTCTCTCAAAGACTTTGTCGATCCAGCAAATTACAAATCCTATGCAGAACTCAAGCGTAAGCTTGTAGAAGTACTTGGTGCTGAAGCACTTGGTGGTTCAATGACGAGTGAAGCTGTCGCTGAGGCTCCAGTTGCTCCATATAAGCCAGCAGAGGAGATTCCAACCAGTGCTTCTAAGTTTGAAGGCGCTGTAAGTAATGACGATGACGACGATGATGACTCGCTCAGCTATTTTGCTAAGCTTGCTCAAGGCGGCTAATAGAACAACAGTCTAAAACAGATCGGGGATAGGAGACGTCTTATCCCCGATTTTTCATATATAAACATATGATATTTTTAATAAAAGTCTTTACATATCTAAATTGTACAGATTGTTTGCGTCACTTGCAAACACTTCGTGACTATTGCGAGCGCACACCAACTGGTTTAGAAATCGTTGATATTGATAAAGAGGAAAATATACCTCTTATATTTGAGTATAAAATAACTGGCATTCCTCACACTCTATGCTATAATATACGTGGTGAAATTATGCATAGCTTTTCAGGCGTAAAGACTCCCGAAGAATTTGATGATATTGTCTATCACCGAATTACAAATCAATAGCCCATTGCCGTTCCAGTTATAATCGGCATTGCTGCTGCTGCATTATTATTTACGTTGCTCGTGCTGATGTTGCTTACGTTTCCGCCATTATTATTGTTTACCACCACTGTTGGTGCAACCGCTGAAACATTTCCTGCCGCAGCTAGCATATTTCCGGCAACTGGAGGCACGGTTTGTAAATTATTTTTCCATTCCCAGCCCGCTGCTTTATACTCATCCCAAGAACTATAACCAGCAGCCATTGCCTTTTCTGTTTTAGTCAACTCAGTAAAGTTATTTGTAGCCGAAGCTGTTGTAATTTTTTCAGAAGATGCTGACTTTTCAGAAGATGACGTTTCTTCCTTCTTTGTTGTTTCGTATGCATATTTATAAATGCTATCAGGTATAGCTTTACGCACCCAATATTTCGGGTTGAATTTAGAAAGTTCCTCATTTGGGTCAGGCAATATTGACCGTATTGCCGCACGTTGCATTTCGTCAATTGAATTTGCAAGACTGTCTGCAGCACCAGTTATGCTCTCTCCAGCAGATGAAAATAGTGCACCCAATTTTTCTGGCAGTGTATTGAAAAAATCTACGAGCATCCCTGGAATGCCGCTGATAACCTCACCAACTTTTTCAATTGCTGCAAACATTGGATCGATAAAATACTTAGAATATAATTCTGTAAATGAAAAGCCGTCCAAGAATTTAGAGAACTCAGAAAATCCTAGTTTTTCAGCGATCCATGATATGCCGTCTTTTATTGAATCTAGTAAACTGCCGACCAAGCCATCAAAGAGCCCAACAAACATACCCTTTAGTCCGCCAATGAGTCCACCTTCTTTAAATCCAGCGATTGCTCCTTTTATAGCGCCATAGACTCCCATCGCGATTGTTAGAGGCCATCCAAGAACTTTCAATAATGGGCCGGCAATTTTACCAATTCCTAAAACTATTTTAGCAAGTTTTCCACCAGCATTCATGCCAACCTTAAAGAACCTAAACATATCTGAAAATATGCCTCCTATCATACTAAACCCTTCACCAATAATTCCAGCAACACTAGACACAGTTTTAACTATTGGAGAATTTCCAAATATAGAAAATACTTTACGGAGTAGAGTAAAGAGTTTACCAGATTTAAAACGATTGACCAGTTCTGTAATCTTTTCTATACCAGTAAAAACTCCCTTAAGTAATGGAGAGGCTTTTAATCTTGTCACAATATTAGTAAAAAATTGACCAATTGTAGAAAAGATGCCGCCTATTCTCTGAAAGAGTTTCGTCTTTTTAAGAACTCCAAACAGTGAAGACGCAAGTTGGGTCACAAATCCAGTTGCAAAACCTGCTAACAAAGTTGCCGCTGATAATATACCACTAAAAATGCCGCCTGGCATTTCAAAGCTTGAATCTTTTGTTGGTGTAAATCGTGTTTTATCTGGTTTTAAACCTTTTAGAGCATCCAACATCTCATCACGATCTTCACGTTCTTGAAGTTTATTACCATCAAGTCGCTTTGCAAGCACTACGTTTGAACGAATGAGTACGTCAAACTTATCTTTTAAATCTATCGCAACTTTTACAAGTCGATCGAGAAAATCTGGAGTTTGAACTGTGGCTTCTTTGCCATCATCAAGACGTTTTGAGAGCACTACATTTGAACGTATGAGTACTTTAAATTTGTCTTGAAGGTCAGTCGCAACGTTTACAAGTTTATCTAGAAAACCTGGAACCTCTGTAGTGTTTTCACGAGCAGCAGTCGACGCAAGCGTAAAGTCATAGTTGTCAATTGTGTCAAGTATAAGATCTTGAGACAGGTTTGAACTCTGTAATTCCTTTACGACTTGTGTTAGTGCCGATTCTGCGTTCATTTTTTACGTTTTTCTTCTTCTTCTTGTATGTGTTTTATAAGCATTGCAATATAGATTTCCCTCTCCCACGGCAGCATATTATCTAATTCAGTTAAGCTATATTTGTGATGTTGTATCAGTGCAAAGTTTGTTTGATAATAATTAGACAGTGATTCGTGTGAGAGGGCTATTCGAAAAAAGCCTGTGTTCCTACGAGTGTAATGTTGTTTTCTTTTTTACAACTTACACAATCAAATTGAAGTGAATGTTGTAGTTTTGGAGAATTTGAAATAAACTCTTCAATTTTGTTGAGCTGTGCTCGGCTTAAACTATTTACAAATGTTAGCAGCTCTTCGCGTGACGACTCGGATGTTTTATAGACACCAGAGTCGTCAAAAATTGACTCTATTGAAGCAATCAACATGTTTGTTATTGTGTCGACATTAACTTCTGATCCGGAGATGATAGATGACATATCATCAACACAAATGTGACGACAAATTACACCAATCTTATCAGTCAACATAATCTTATTGCTGACTTCATTTTTTGGCCAGGTAATTTCAATGTCATCAATGTTTACCGAAACTTCATTATAGGTTTCACAGTAATCACACTTGCAGCGGATATTACTGATTTCACCGACACTTTTCGCTCGTAATTTTAGGAAAATATATTCCAAGTCAAATGACGTCAGCTGTTCTGGCTTGCAAACATTAAATGTACAAGCCTTTACAATTTCTTTGATTGCAGACATCATCTCAGATGAGCTGTTTGATTCCTGTGCTAAGAGCAATATCTTTTCTTCTTTTACGAGAAATGGACGATATTCAATTGACTGTTTCGTAGATGGGACAGTCAATACATATTTTGGTGATTCGAGTGTTGGTAATGGCATAATGTATTTTTATTTATCGTTTAGACATTAAAGTTATTAAGGTTTGTTGGAAAGTCTCCAATATAATTTATAGTTGAATTTGTTTTCAGTTTATCATATGTGAATACTACAGTTACTTTTTGTGCAGTAGATTCATTGCTGTTGTCTAATTCCATGGCGTTTAGTGTAATTGGATAGGCACCTTCTAATGTAACTGTATGAACCTCTTTGTCTTGTTCATTTAATTGAGTAATACCTATTTCAGTTTTATAGTCACTATAATTAGAAGTTAACAGATATGAATCGACATCTATAATTTTTTGCATCCACTTGTCTATCGCTGTTTTAATAAAATTATTATTAGTCGCAATAAATGTTATCGTGACATCGTCTTCAATATATCCAGTTGGTATTTTAAGTGGACGACGAGTGCCAATATCATAGTCTAGAGTGGTTATTTGTTTTCCAGGAATACTAACTGACTCGCACAAATAGGGTATGTCTCGTGTTGATGTACTTCGCGACGACCCCGGTAGAGATGCAAATGTTACATGAAAACGGTTAGGTTTGGCAATTCCGCCATTTCTAATTATAGCAGATTTAAAATCATTTATTGAAGATGACATATCAGATTAGTGTGCGTGTTTTTTGCCAAATCTTTGCTTTATTTTCACCAACAAATCTCTCGGTCGGTAAAAATAGGGCAATTTCCCACTCCTTAGGAAATATCTCTACAGTTTTTGAAGCAACATGATCCATTAGATAGTGTTTAAAACATGGCGCAAATGCGCGAAGACGTGCAGTGCTGCTTAACATGTCATATGATAGCCTGAAACGAGTCGTCTCATCGAGCTTTTTATTGTTCATATGATCCATCAAACGATCAAAAAATACTGCTCTTTGACGAGGTGGCAGATAGTGTAAATTTAAGCCATAGAATCCACCTTTTGCCGGCCCAACCATAATTATGAGAGGAAACCTGTCATAGTATGGCAGAGTTTCTTTATATTTTGGATCATATAGAAAAGTAAACATCCGACCAATGAGCGGCTTGCCACGAGTCTTTAGAGCCTCGTCATTGAGTATCTTTGAAGGAGACACATTTGATAGCCCGCTTATTTTACGTATAAACCAGTCTCTAGAAGCCTTGGTTCGCGGTAAAAAACCAGCTCGCTCGGCGTCAGATTGTATCTTGGAAAAAAGAGACGGCATATATGCTATTTATAACCAAAATTAGGTCAGCAGTTTAATGCCAAGAGCCTTTATCGTGTCTTCTGTCCACACTTCAAAAATCCATCCTCGATCGGCACAATATTCACGTGCAGCCTCCCATTTAGACAGGTTTTTGGCATAGGTGAGCACTTCAGTAATGTATGCCTTTGTCTTTCGCGTGCGTACTTTTGGTTCCTGTGTCTGTTTTTTAGGTTTTATCTCAATTAGATATGTCTCGCCTGTATTGAATGTTACTTTTAAATCTACAAAATATCGATGAGACTTGCCGTCCGACCGACAACGATATGGCACTATTGTTTCTTCACTGCTCCATCGAGCCACTCCAGTATTCTCATCGCACCATTTAAATACCTGTCTCTCCCAAAGTGAACGATAAACTATGGCCGATGGATCTCCATCATATTTTTCACGATGCAGCACACGATATTTGCCACTATAATAGTGTTTTTTAGCCATATAAATAATACTTATATGTCGTATAAATTTCCATCTGACATCGCTAAACTTGCAGCACGGCCTTTTATAAAATTTTCTTGTAAAAATGCTACGATAATATTGCCAATACCAGGCTCTTTACAATTTTCAGATGGTGTAACTTATAATAACGCAGAACTTGGTTTTTTAGGTGGTAGTCTTTCTAGAATAGCAGCTGCAGGCAGCAATGCACAGACATTTGGTGCAGCTGCAGGCAATGCCGGAAATGAATTAGCTAAAATATATGCAGAAGGAAAAAACAAATTGGCAAATATGCCAATTTCTGCAATGATACAAGGATTAACTGCAGTGTCTGGAGCAGGAGAAAACATACAGAACGCGATAAGCATAGGAACAGGAACAACCCTTAATAAAAACATAACTACAGAATTTACTTCTGTCGACACACGCGCTTTTACATTTGCCTTTCAATTGGTGCCATCGTCTGTCGATGAAGCTGCCACAATAAAAAATATCGTAAAAGCTTTTCGCGAAAATCTCTATCCTGAAGGAGATGATTTGCAACTATATTATCCGCCAAAATGGAAAATACAATTTAGAAAGGGCGGCGAGGGTGAAGAAATAACAGATATTCCAAAAATAGGTGATGTATATCTAAAAGAAGTGAGCACGAGTTTCAATAGCACTGCAAATATGTGGAGAGCTGACGGTTCTCCAATAGAAACTACACTTCAATTACAATTTATGGAAACAAAAGCCTATCGCAAAGACACTCTTCCAAAATAAAAAATATGTCTTCCTTTTTTTCAAAATATCCAAAAATAAATTATGATGTGTTTTCAGATGGCTCATCATTTGAACTTACTGATATTTCTCGTGCAGTAATTATAAACACATCTCGCATTGCAGATGATAGTGCGCTCTATACATATTATAGTATACAAGACGGTGATCGACCGGATATAATTTCCCATAAACTATACGGTGACTCTAGTTATTATTGGACATTTTTTATAACAAATGACACATTGCGTGATGGCTATTATTCTTCATGGCCTCTATCATATTTAAACTTTACAAAAATGATAGAACATGAATATACAAAATATTCTTCGCTTTCATGTATTCCATTTCTAGAACCAACTGTTGAATTAAATGGAACAGGAAAACTTGACATATCACTCATTCCACTCTCGTCACAATATTTGCCATATTTAAATTTTGTATCAGTGTCGGAGGGAACAAAATATTATTCAAAGTTTGTTCGATATGACACATTGCGTCATCAATGTATTATAAGTGATATCTATAAAACAATTGGAACAACAAAAATAGATGTAATACAGCGAGAAGATTTTGTAGATAGCACAAATCACGCATTTAAAATTGAATGGAATGACAATCTAGGTGAATCAGATGCAAATGCTCGCTTAAAAAATGAATGGATTTCTGCCATATATGAAGCTATTGGTAAATATGATATAATTGGTATGCGTGAACACATAGATGGGAAAACAACAATTGCGGACTATGTTTCTTCTAAAATTTTACCAATCGCATCACCAGAATTTAGATGGAGTGATTATGCAAATGCAGCATATGAATACATTTCAACTGATGGTAGGTTGTTAAATGCTTATGAAGTTCTTACAAATAAGAATATTGTGTCCCCTAGAATAACTTCATTTTTTGAATATGAAACTTCTTTAAACGATTCAAAAAGAATGATACGAGTTATACGACCAGAATTTATAGTAGAATTTTCTGAACGCTATTTTGAGACTATAAATGATGTATTATAATTATGGCAACTGAAAAAAAATCTCATGCACGAAATGCTCCAAAGATAGGTTATTCCGATAATAAAGGAGTATATGCTCCCGGTGCATTTAAAATTGTAAAATTTGACATCTTGGATTCTAGCGGAAACAAGAAGGATGTTAGAAAAATGGTTGAATCATTTACAATTAGTGCAGAACTATTTTCTCCAGTGTTAACACTTTCCGCGTCTCTACGAGATACTGGCGATTTATTTAAAGATAAATTTGAAATTCATGGACAAGAAAATATTGAAATTGAAATTGATCCACTTCATTCTGGAAATGACGCAATAAAGCACACATTTTCTATAAAAGAATATCCATCTGTTGTACGTTCTTCAGATTCGCCACACACTCAAATCTATACGCTATTAGCAATTTCCGAATTTGCTTATCGTAGTAGTCTAATGAATATTTGCAGAGTGCTTGACCCAGGAAAAAGTTTAGACCAAAATATCAAAACAATATTTGTAGATGATTTAAAACAAGATGACCTTATTACCTATGGAAAGGTTGAAACCAAATTTAAAGGCATCATAAACATACAGCGTCCGTTGCAAGCCGCAGAATGGCTGCGATCCCGTTGTTTTAATGAAGATGGCTCTCCATGTTTCTTATACAGCAATACAACCCGGCCAAAAGAAATATTTTTCTCATCTTGGAAAGATATATCGAAAAATGCAATAGTCTCAACATATACATTTAACTCAACGAACGATGCAGATCCTGGATCTGC